CCTTTTCGACAACGACGGTGAGGATTCCGTTAGGATCAGAGGCGGTCGTCTCGAATGGTTGCCATCCGGTTGACGAGACGGTGCCGGGATAGTCTCCCCACACGTCCCACTTATCAGGCCTCGCGACCTTGAGAACAGAAGCAAGTCCGACATACTCGATCGTCGTCGTGAAGCTCTTGTCCGTCTGCCCTTCTTGAGGGAAGCCGGGGCGGATGTAGGCATGAATGGATTCGTCTGACATGTCAGAATTTCAGAACCGAGCCGTCAATGGCTGCTTGTTTCAAGATGTCCTTGATCCCTTGAAGTAGGTCAATCTGCTTTTGGACTTTACCCTCGTTGACCGGAGCGATGCCGCTCCCGAGTCCGCGCCGTTGGTAGTCGGTGAAGGGGGATTGGAATTGAACCCGGTCCGGTCCTGTCATGGCCGATGCGGAAGATCCTTGCGGCTGGAAAATGTCAACGAGCGGGCTCGCGATTGGATTTCCAGCCTGATTCGCAACTGCCGCATTCGATCCTGCGACCTTGTTTTTTCCTGCCGCAACGAGTTCGTCGATCCGGGTTTGGAGGTCGTCAATGACATCTGTGTTGGCCATGATGCCAGCCTCTGAGTATTTGGCGAACGACTTGTCCCAATCGAAATTTGACCCGTCTGTGATGCCGTCCCAGATGGAAAGCAGGCCAGCGTAGAACGAGTTGAGCGCCGGACTTGAGTTGATTGCGGCGATGGCCTTTTGCCCTTCAAGCTGGAAGATTTCCCAGAGCGTGCCGTCCTTGATCATCTCGAATCCGGCAGCGAGTGATTGCCCAAGATTCTGCCCGATCTGCGTGAAATCGAAGTCGTCAATCTTCCGAAGATTTGGGAGAAGCGTTCCGATGATCCCGGAGGTGAACCCCATAAAAAACTGATCGGACTTGATCGGAAGATGCCCGATCAAGTCGTTCGCCTCTCCCATGGCTGCGCCGAATTCCTTCGCCAGTTGCGGCATTCTGCCCATAGCCTTCACCGCGTCTTGCATGCCGGGGAAAACGGTCGTCAGCCCCATCCCGCCCTTGCCGAAAATCTCCATCGCCTTTGCCGTGCGCTCGGCAGGATTCTGAATCCGCATGATCGCATCGCCAATTTGTTGGAACTGCTGCGCTGGATTCATCTGCATCAGCTCCGACGCCGAAAGACCAATCGCGGCAAATGGGTCATTCCCGCCGCTCGAAGCCTCTACAAGCGCCTTCTGCATCTTGCCGATGTCCTTCCCGAGCATCTCGGCATCACGCCCCCCGTCCTTGTAGGCGCGGCTCAAAGTCGTCACGTCGTCAATCGCAAGTCCGGTCTGGTTCGACAGGTCGTTGAGCGCGTCCACCTGGTCAAGAGTCCGAAGCGTTCCGGCAGCGAGTCCTGCCCCGATTCCGGTAGCAGCCGCGCCAAGCGCCACGCCGGCATATTTCATCGTGGACTTCCCAAAGTCATTCAACCCCTTTCGGGCGGCTTTGAGTCGAGACGTGAACTTGCCATCGCGCAAGGTGAGTTCCGCGTAGAGAGAGCCGATGGATTTACTTGCCATGTTGTTGCTTGGATCGTGCGGCGAGCGCCATCAGCGCAGCCTTGATTTGTGCCTCACTCTTCTCCGGATTCGATCGCTTGCGCTTCCGCTTCACGTAGTCGGGTAGGAAGTCGTCCACGCTCAAAACGCCGCCATTCCGCTTTTTCAGCCCGTTCGACTGCGCAATCGTAAGCTGTAAGCACGCGAGCCGGATTTCGGCGCGAGTTTCCTTCGATTCCCATGCTTCGATCAGGGCTTGAGCTTGGATTGGATGCAGTCGGTTCCATTGGTCTTCGGGGATTCCTAGCTCGATTTGCGCGAATGCTTCTTCGTCCCACTGCTTTTTTTTTCAGCGTCTGGGAACATGTCGCCGATGATGCCGGAAAGCGCGGTGGTAATGCCTTGCTTTTCGGTGTCGTCGTCGTGATTGATCGCGACGTGAAGATCCTCCGACGTTGCAAACTGGAGATGGACCGACTGAGGAAGGACAAGCCAAAGGATGCAGATGAGCGCGAATTCCCGCTTGGCTGGCGTGCTCATCAGCCGGAACGGATCGAGCCCGAGCTTTGAAGCTCGGAAGGCGTATCGCTTGGCAGCGTCCTGCGTCCAAGCAATTTCCGTTTTCTGGCCTCCAATGGTGATCGGGTAGGGCATTAGTCGGCGTAGGTAACGGGGCCTGTGATCTTGAGTGAGCAACTGAACTCGACTTTATCGTCAAGCGGTGCGGACTGGTTCATTGCTCCAACGACAGCGCTAAAGCTGGCAGTCGTGCCGTCTGAGAAAGTGACGACGACTGACTTAGTTTGACTCTCCCATCCAAGGAGCGCGGCCTGTCCAGCGTCGCCAATATCGTAGTTTCCAGTCAGGTCCATTGTCCCGTTGTCGATCAGGCCGCCGACAAATTCCTTGGCGTTTCCGGACGAACTGCGGGTGGTGATGTCGATGATGTTCACGTCACGCCCGGAGATGGGCGAATCCGTGAGCTTTCCGATAGCGGTTCCGCCAACAGTGACGGTGATTCCGAATGATTTCATAATGTGCGGTCAGTTGGTATTGGTGGAGACTCGATAGTCGATGATGTGCCCGAAGAGCTTGGTTTGCTGGTCGTAGGTCGAAAGGTCGTTTGAGTAGCCAAGCGAGGTCTGGGAAGTTCCGGCAAGCTCCACTCCTTCAACGGCGGAACGGATGGCGTTCCTGATATAGATGGTCTCGGCCTTCGTTCCCGCCCAGGCGGTGAACTGGACAAGCGGAAATTGATTGTCTCGGCTTCCGTCCTGAGCTGTCTCCCCGGCGTTGCTAACAGTTTGCAGAACGATGTAGGGAGGGGCCGCATCACCGTCGGCGCAATCCCAATACACGCGGTCGTCAACGAGATCGGAAATCCCCTCGTCTGCGATCATCGCGCTGTAAATGTCCGCTTCGTAGTTCATTTTTTCATCTTGCGGATGAGGTGCTTTTCTAGTCCTGCAGCCATTGCGGAAAGAACTTCGCCTTTCGACTGATCGACGGCAGGGCGGATGAATGGTTTTGCGGTTGAGTGGCTTGTTCCGTATTCGACCAGATGCGCGTAGTTCGCAGGATTGGCCATAACCTCGACCATTTTTCCGGTGCGCTTGTCCTTGCGCTGGACCGTTTGCCCAAAGCCCTTGCGCGCGCCGACACGAACCGACGTGACGCCTTTGACTGTCTTCACATTCAGTCCAATGGACTTGATGAGAAGCCCTGAGTCCTTCGATGATTTCGCAAACTGCTTCGCAGCTTTCCGAATTGGCACGCCGCCAGCCCGAAGTGCGGCTTTTTCGCCGGACTTCTTGTAAATCTCTGGCAGCGAGTCGATGCGCTTGAGCATGTCCCTCAGCCCGTGGATCTGGATCGTTTGGTTGGCCATCAGACTGGAATGGCTTGGGTTTGGGTGGTCGAAAGCAGCATCTCGGTTTTGATGCCGATGGGTTCGATCAGGTTGATGTCATAGTATCTCCCCTGGTAGACGAGGCGGAAATCCTGCTCGTTGAATCCTTCGATGTGGCGGATTCTCCATTGCGTGTTGTGCGTGACCCTGTCGGCACTTGTCACGATGGACGTTCCGCCGCGCTGCGTGACCATCTCAGCCGATACCGTGCGGAACGTGGCCCAAGTGTCCACCTTGCCGCCGACAGCGTCCTTGGACGTTGTGCGGTGCTGAATGGTCAAGCGGCGGTTGAGCTTTCCGGGGTTCATGCGGTGAATCCTGAAATTCGGAGGTTGGCGAGGATGGCGTTGAGAGTGTGGGGCAGCTCGTAGGCTTGCCCGAAGGCGATGGGGACGCGCTGCTCGTAGAGGTGAGCGGTGACCATCTTGATTGCATGTCGAAGCATGGGCGATGAATCGCAGGGCTTGGCGCTTCCGGCCTTGAATGTGATCTGGATTGCGTCGGGTCGGTCGTCCACGGAAGGCATGTCGCCAATGAGTTGGACGATCCCCGGCTCCGTGGTGGTGACAACGCGGTAATCGCCTGTGGCCATCGTCGTCAACGAGCTGGCATCAGGCGCGTAGTATTTGACCGAGGTGACGGAAACCAATGGGGCGCGCTCGATCCGGATTTGGTCCGCAAAGCGCCCGAGGAGCGACCGCCAAGACGGAGCGACAACCAGTAAGTCAGAGAGGACCGCGACCCGCCCTGTGATGCCCTCGATGTATTCGCGTGCCACTGAGACGAGCGCGGCTAGATATTCGAGGTCTTCCGGCGAATCAATGCGGACGTGGGTCGCGGCCTCGTCGCGGGTGACCGGTTCCATCGCCGGAGGATTGACGACGGAGTAGGACGGTCGTGAATTACTCACGGTCGCCCATGGCGCGGTCAATCCGAGGCTTTGGAATGGGTCGCTCACTTGGCGGGCTTCTTGGTTGCTGGCGCTTCTGCGTGCTCGCTGGCCTCTGTCGCATATCCAAAGGCGACAAGCTGCTTGCCGATCGAATCGGAGACTTCAGCGGTCGAGCCTTTCGCGATGTCGTAGCCGGAGCTGATGATGCGGCGTAGCGCGGTGATTTTCATGAGAGGAAAGGGATAGCAGGCGGGCCGTTTTGAGGCGACCCGCCTGCCGTGAGGGCTTACGCGCCCAGGGCGTCGAGCATCGCGGAGAAGCTCTTCGGACGAACCACGCCACCGTCGTAGTAGCACGAGGCGACGAGGGTGTAGAGACCGCTGATGGCGTTGGTCTTGTCACGGACCATTTCCAGCGAGACGCCACCCCAATAGGCTTCGTAAAAGTCAGCGAAGTTTCCGAAGAAGATCGCGGACGCCACGGAGCTGGAACCCTTCGTGAGGGTGCGGCTGATCGCGTTGGTGAACCCGATCTTGTAGCCGTTGGCCATGCCGTCGAGACCCAAGAGGAAGTTGCCCTCGACGCCAGAAGACTGGCGAGGGGTTTCTTTGAGCTTGCGGCGGATCTGACCATTGGTCGCGTAGGCCAGAGAGCCAAGGAGGGCGTTCTGCGCGTCCACCTTTTCTTCAAGCTGCGTCAAGTGAGTCCAGACCGGAGCCGCGCCGTTGGTGCCGCCTGCAACCGATCCGATACCGGCGGTTCCGGCGATGCCTGTCGGCTCGTTGGTGCCGCCGCCATGGAAGAATGCAGCTTCACGAACCGCGCCCATCTGCGTGGTCAGGTGACCGCGAAGGATGGATTCGATTGCGCTTGAGGACTGGCGAAGCAGTTGCTCGGAAATGTCGATGTAAGCAGGCAGACGCTTCGGAGAAAGCGAAAGCATTGCGGTGGTCGGGGTCACTTCGTCGGAAGCGGCGTTTTCCGCCTTCTTGGCTCCTGCGGTTCCGGCGATGATGCGCGGAATGTCGAGGTTGCCTTGAAGACCTTCAAGGACGGTCGATCCAAGCCCGCGAATCACGGAGGCGTTGAAGAAATCGTCGAGAAGTCCGGCCTTCTGAGTCGCGATGGTCATTCCGCCTTGGTCGCCCGTGGTGGAGGTCGTTCCGGTCGCGGTCATGTCGCGGTTTTCACGACGGACAAGGACGCGAGGCAGGAGAATTCCGCTGGATTCGATGCCAGCGGAACGGGCTTCGCGTTCGCCTTCCTGGATCATTTCGGCTTCGATGCCGTCGAGAACACCAACATTCGAGCCCTTCGCGGAGCGGTGCAGGTGGCCCAATAGCTTGGCAAAGTCGAACCGCTGCTGGTCGCGCTGTTCGCCTTCGGAAAGCTGGATTGGACGGATGGATTCTCGGCTGATCTGGCGGACTTCCGCGTCGATCGCTGCTTGGACGTTGGCGACCTCAGTTTCAAGGTTTGCGACCTTGGCCTGTTCGTCGGCGGAAAGCCCACGGGATTCGACCCCATCGGCGTTGAGGATGTCGCGAATCTCCTTGAGAAGGGAGCCGCGCTTTTCTTGCAGTTGCTTCAGTTTCATGTGCGTTGGTTAGATGGAGGGCTTCCCTTCGAGGATGGACAGATACCGCCTCCGGTGGCTCAGTCCGTGGTTTTCGCCTTTGTCATCGGCCCGAACCTCGGGCTCTTGCTTCGGCAAATTCTTCTCCACCGCCTCACGGAGAGAGCGGCAATCGACCTCGGTGTCTTCGTATGCCGGGTAGGTGACCGGGGACACGTCGAGGAGTCTTGAAAACTTGGTGATCGTGCGGTTGACGATGGTCGGCCCGTCGCCGTCTTTGGTCTCGACCATGGATTGCCCATTGCGATCCACCATGAACGAGAAAGAGGACTGGTCGATGTCGCCGCGTCGGAGCGAGACGAGCAGGTCGTTTCCGACCTGCGTGTCAGGGGCCTCGAACTCGTAGAAGAGCCCGATGCTATCTACTCCGATCTTGAGGGTTCCGATGCCGTTCTTTGAGCGAGCAAGGATCAGTTCGGCCTCATGGTTGAACAAGGCGCGAACGTCATCGTTGAGAACACCGTCGAATGCGCCCTGGGCGATCGTTTCGTAGAACTGCCAGTCCGTGCTTCCAAGGTTCTCCGACCGAACGTTGAACTTGGCAGCGTAGCCAAAAACCGTGCGGCCCGACTCTTGTGCGCCATCAGCCGCAGCGCGGAGTTCGACAGCGGAATGGAAAGCTCGCGTCTGGACGCCTTCGATGGTGAATTTCGTCTTCATGCGGTGACTGGATCAGTGGTTGGCGCGGGCGCGGCTGGCACGCCGCCTTGGGCGTTGAATGGCAGGGTGTAGCTTTGACCGATGGCCGGATCTTCCACGCGGTTCTCGTCAAGGAATTCGCGGCAGCGATCGACGTTATAGACCCCGATCCGGCGCATGGTTTCGAGGAACTTGGCCTGCGAATCGAGATTGACGGAGAGTAGTGCGCGGCGGTTGAACTTGAAGAAGAACCCGGCCTTGCGCTCTTCAGTGGTCAGCAGCGTGTAGTTGAGCGATTCCTCCCAGAGGACAAGGAGAGGGTTGAAGGTGAGGGTCAGAAAGCCCTGCCAGATTTGCTCGATGCCGCTTCCCCATGTGGTCGCGCCGTCATCACCAATGAGGACTGGCGGGATGCCGTAGAGACATGCTATCTCGCGCTTGTCGAAGCGGCGGGTCTCGATGAACTCCGCGTCGCTCATGGTCATTCCGTTCGTCTGCTTGAACTCCCAATCGCCATTCACGAACGGCACGCGGCCAGCATTCTGCGCTCCGGTGTTGTTGGCGTTGAACTCGGCGCTTGCGGCAGTCAAAACCTCGGCTTTCACCATCGTCTTGGACTGCATCAAGCCGGGAGTCCGAAGCCCGTTCCGCATGAGTGCCCCGGCTGCTTGGGTCTGTGCAATGGAGGTTCCGATCTGCTCGCGAAGGAGGCGAATCGGAGAAAGTCCGCTGATTCCGTCGAGGCTCTTGCCTCGGATGTAGATCACGTCACGGCGGGTCAGCGGCTCTTTTTCTCCATTGACTTGGAACATGATCATGTTCCGGCCAGAGACCTTTTGTGAGCGAACGTCGCAGGGCTTGAGCCATCCAATCTCAATCGGGTCGCCGTAGGCATCGCGATAGACGCGGGCGTATCCATTACCGCCAAGAGAGTGCCCGGACTGCATCAGGCGGCGCAGCTCGGTCGAAGTATGGATGTCGCCAGGCGTCTGCATCGCGACAATTGCCGGGTGATCGTTGACCTCTTCGTGACCGGTCGGACCACGGCGGAAGAGCTTCAGCGGGATTGCTCCCATCAGGTCGGCAAGGAGGTCAACGCAACGCGAGACAGCCGGGACTCCGACCGCCGTCCATTCATTGACCGGAGTGCCAGCCGATGACGGCGCGGCAAGGAGCATGGAAAAGTTGGTCGTGAGGTTTCCGACCTCGGAAATCGACCGCTTCTCGGGAAGACGCGAACCGACCGGCTCAAGGCGAATCACGCCTTGCCTATCTTCATTCGCGACGGGAGCGCCCTTGGAAAAACCATGAAACCAAGAGCGCCCCCTTGACGCGAGCAGTGTTCGGTAACCCGACAAGGCCCCATAATCCCAAAATTCCGAAAAATCACAAGGTAAAAATTTCCACCTTATCGCGGGGTCACGTCCCGACTATCACCACGCGAAACTTGGGCCGACCGGTTCCGGGTCCCGGGTCATTGCCCGTCCGATAGCCATCAAGGCCGCAACTACGGGGTCAATTTTGTTCTCCGGTCGCTCTTTATTCGGATAGACGTTGTCCTTTTTGTCGAGCTTTCCGGTGACGTTGGAGATGGCCCACTCAAGCACCGGGTCGCCGTTGTGAATGATGCGGCCATCACGGATCAGAGCGTCGAGAAACTTCATTGGTTCGCTCATGGTGAGGACCGTGTTCCGATACTCGACCACTGGCACTCCCTCTTTTTCGAGCGCGGGGAACACGCCCCAAGCGCGGTTCGGGTCCGATGGCATTTCGATGACCTTGAACTCGCGGACGAGGTCCAGCGTGTCATCCTTGAACTCTTCGAGGTCAGTGATCGAGTCCCCCGCTTGCGTGATCCATCCACCAATTTTCCAGTTTCGGTAATGCTGGTTTTCCGGGAGGTCAATCGTATCTGATGGCAGGTAATAGCGCCCGAAGAGCGCAAACTTGTCATCCGGCAAGCAGAAAAGTTGCATGAGCGCGACAAGGTCATGCTTCGACGCGAGGTCTCCGGCGAGGTAGCAGTCGCATGCAGCAAAATCCTCTGGCCGGATCTCCGGTTGAGCGAGCGATTGCCACTGCGCGACATTAAAAAACCCCTCTTTTGAGGTCACCCAGAGGTTGAGATACTTCGTCTTGAACGCCGCCTGTTTTCTCGGGTCGCGGCGGGCCACCTCAAGTTCGGCAAGAATGCCGTCCGGGTTGATCGAAACGCCCCAATTCGGATTGGCTTTGATGAGCGCGGCCTCCAAATCCCATGCGTCCCCGTCGTCAATGGTCCAAATGACGCAAAACGTGGTCTCGTCTTGGAAGCCCTCGGTTCGCTCAAGGATCTTTTCGCACGCTTTCCAGTCGTCGCGGCATGGCCCGGCGAGGTTTGTGCCAGCCGTTGAGATGACGAGCGAGAGCGGCTGTTCCCGCGCTCCCATGCCGGTCTCCATAGTGTCGAGCAAGAGGCTTGTGTCGTGCTCATGGTATTCGTCCGTCAGCGAGCAGTGGGGGGATGCTCCGTCGCCTGGATCGCGAACGACCGGCTTGAAAATCGAGGCGTCATGCTCCAAAAGCAGGCTCGCGGCGTTGATCGTGATGCCTAATTCGGCGCACATTTCAGGCTCACGGACACACATCATCCGGGCGGGCTTGAAAACCTCAAGCGCCTGTCGCTCCGTAGTGGCTCCCGAATAGACTTCCGCACCCGGTTCATCGTCCAGAATGAGCATGAAAAGCCCGATTACGGCGGCGAAAAAGCTCTTTCCGTTCTTCCTCGGGATGTAGAGTCGGGCTTTTCGGAACCGACGCTTGCCGTTTTTCTTGCGAACCCATCCGAAAATGGAGCATAGGACGAACACTTGCCACGGCTCAAGACGCATCAGCTCATGCGTGCGAGCCCATTTGCCTTTTACGTGAGGCATGCTCTCGGCAAACTCGCAGATTCGTTCAGCGTCGGTCGGGTCGTAGCGGAATGGGAATGCGCTAGTCTTTGATGCATCTAAGTCCCGCTGATGCCGCTCGCATGCCAGTCGGACCCACTTGCAGGCCTGGATTTTCCCAGTGAGCACGTCGGCAACGTAGACATTCGCGGTCGCGGTGTAGGTCATGCCTTCTTCTTCAGCGCTGCCCACTTCGACTCCTTGGCGGGCGGGGTGACCTTGACCCGACCGCGTGAGCATGGGGTCATCCCGAACTCGATTGCGAAGGCGCGGATTTGGGTCATCGCGGAGTTCATGATCGTCACAGCCGGGTTCTTGACCGCCCCTCGTTCCGTGAAAACGACGAGCCCGTTGCGCTTCACCTCTTCGCGAGCGTCTTCGAGCTGCTGGACGGCGAGGCAGAAGCACGCCAAGGCAGTCGCTTCGATCTTGGTTCCGATGCCGATGGCTTCGAGCTCGGCAACTTGGATGCTCCACTCTTCGAGGGCTCGGCCTTCGAGGATGGTCGGCGGCTTTCCGATCGGACTTGTCGGGGTCAGCTCGTTTTTCCTCACATTCTTCGATCCGGTCGCAATGTGGATCACGTTCGGCTTTGGCTTTCGTCCTTTCATGGTGCTTTCTTTCCTCTCGTTAGCTTACTCCATCTGGATTCCGCGAGAAACCTCAAAAATGGACGTGCAAAAAAGAAGG